ATCAAGTCTATTGGCGCAGGAACCCTACGCTTTGAAGCCCCCGATATCCTTGCAGATGCTGGCGGAGATATGACCAAAGCATTCAACAACATTCGCCGTCCATTCCGCAGCCACTTACTGCAAGGTCAGATGTATTTAGAATTAGCGCACCGTATGTATGGTGCTGAAGCGCCAAAAGAGATTGTTTTCTTGTACGAGAATAAGGCAGACCAAGCAACTAAAGAGTTCACTGTTAAAGCAGACTATGAGATTGTTGAACGTATTTTTTTTAGCGCATCAAAGGTAATTGCTGCTGTAAAAGCAAAGAAGATGCCTGAGTGCAACGTTAGTTCTGATGGTTGCAACTCTTGTAACTCTTTAGTGGATTTGGAGGAGTGGGGTGCTTAATTTAGGTCCAATGTCAGATTTAGCAGTAAAGCGTATGACAGAACAAAACATTAATATGTGGCCTGACCAATCAGAGCAACCAAAAATGCCACGAGACATTTCCGTCTTAGATAGCGACGAACTTAGCGCACTCTTTACTCAGTTAACTGCCTGGTCTAATTTTGTTGCGGGTCAACTAGCTGCATGTCAAGTAGATGAGCATGTTCTAAATAAAAAGAAAGACTCTTTAGAGGCTCAATTGTTTTTAGCTAAAGACAATTCAAAGGTTAAAGGTGAGAGAGTAACCCTTATCAAAGCTCAAGTTGCTGCTGACCCAAAGATTATGGATTTAGAAGACCAACTTACTCACGCTTACGCATACCGCAAGATGGTAGAGGTTGTAGCCAACAACTTTGAACGAGATGTGGCGTTGGTTTCTCGTGAGATTACTCGTCGTACAAATGATTTCCGTGCAACACGAAAGGATAAGTTCTCCGCATGATTATCGGCCTAACAGGTTACGCACAAGCAGGTAAAGACAGTGTTGCAAAGAGTCTTGTTCAAAACTATGGGTACACTCGTGTTGCATTTGCTGACAAGATTAGAGAGTTGTTAATTGAAACAAACCCTTTTATTAGAGATGGGTTTAGAGTTGAAGGCGTTGTTAGCGCGTATGGTTGGGACCAAGCAAAAATATTGTTTCCTGAAATAAGGCACTTGCTTCAAAGTTTAGGTGTAGGTGCTCGTAAAACATTTGGAGATGAGTTTTGGATTCATCAGGCACTAAAAGACCTTAACTCTAAAGATAAAATCGTTATTTCTGATGTAAGGTTTGTAAATGAAGCTGAATGCATTAAACAACGTGGTGGTCAACTTTGGCGGGTTAAACGCCCAGGAGTTGCAGCAGTTAATGCTCACATTTCTGAGTCAGATTTAGATGGATATAAAGTAGATAAGATTTTAAGCAACGGAGGAACACTTGAGGAACTAGAGTTGCTAGTCCACACAAGAATGGACTCCTGAGCTCATGACAACTAAAGTAATAGACGGCGGATTAAACACTGCAGGTAATGTAACGATTGGTATTGACCAGTCTCTTACAGGATTTGCGTTAACTGCATTATCCTTAGACGACCCAAAGAAACACATCACTTGGGTATATAAATCTCCGTACTTTGGAATTGAACGCCTTGTAGACATTCGTCAATGGTTAACAGACCATTTAATGTACTTAGAAGAACATGATTTAGATGTTGTAGATTTAGCAATGGAAGGAACAGTTCTACAATCACAAGCAGCGTTAGTTCTTGGAGAACTTTCAGCAACCGTACGATTAGCTATCTACGATTGGTACGGTGAAGATGACCCACGTAGATTCCCCTTAAAAGTCCCACCAATGACGCTTAAAAAGTACGCATCTGGCAAAGGAAATGCTAAGAAACAAGAGATGTTGTTGCAGATATACAAACGATGGGGCGTAGAGTTTAATGACGATAATGCTGCAGATTCCTACGCTTTGGCACGCCTTGTAGGAAAATTTTCAATTAACGAAGTTGAAAAGGCAGTAGCTGAGCAAATGTCAGACCCTAAATACCGAGACCAAGCACGGTTTTAGACCTATCCTTTAGTTCGGGAGTGGCACACTAAACCGAACCAAAGGACTAACAATTGAGTAACACACCAGAACTACCAAAAGAAGAGCCGTTTTTGCGAGTAAGCGCAAGCTCCAACCCGCAAAGCGTAGCCTCAGCCATTGCCCATGCAATTTACGACAAGCGTGAAGTAAAACTCCGTGCTGTTGGTGCAGGAGCAGTAAACCAAGCAGTTAAAGCCATTGCCATTGCTCGTGGGTATGTAGCCCCTCGTGGTATGGATCTAACCGATAAGCCAGGGTTTACAACCATTGAGTCACGAGACGGCGAAATTTCTGCAATCGTCTTTCACATTACAGCAAGCTAAAACCGTCGTATCCTTATCCCAAAGCAAGGAGTAATCATGGCAAATTTCTCAGACATGGGTCACGCAATGCGACGTCGCATAGGCGCCCCTTCATCACATCTAGAGTCAGCAGGTAAAAGTATGAGCAAAAATATTCCAACAACAGAAGAAATCTTAGCTTCTGCAGAACACGCAAGTTCACCACGCCGTTATATGGGTATGGATGCTGCAAAGTTTAACAATGTAAGCGGAACTCCAACTGTTGGCACAAAGATTTCAAAGAAGAACACACAAGCTGGAGATCCAACAGCGGGTGGAAAAGCAAATCGCTCAAATGTTTCTGCAGGTAATGCAGCACAGTCAGAGCGTATGGGTGCTCGTCATCGTATCTCAGTAAAGTTCCCTGCAGGAAACGACCCAGCAGCATCAGCAACAATGTCAAGTGGCAGAGTTGTTCGTTCAGTAGCTGGTCGTCAAGCACCAAACTTTAACGACGGAAACAGCGCATCATACTAATATGTCAGATATTATTTCTTCTGAAGAGTTTGGTTCTACAGTAAATACGGGTAAACCAACGCAATACCATAATGAGACTGAACCCCCTTTGTCACTAAGCACGTCAACTAACACAAGTGTTGGTCAACAAACTGCTTGGCGTCCAAAGAGAGGGGCATCGTTGTCTCGTCAGACCTCTGGTAGCACGTTGAACTTTGATGCTGCACCTGCTGGAACACCGCTTCCAAAGTCAGACGCTGGAGCAAGTTTCTTAAAGGGTTAGTTCTCAGGAACAAGCCCATGGAGGGCGCAATGTTCTTCGTACATTCGGTCAACTAACTCATCTTCTTGAGTTGGTTCACCGATATACGAGGCACATAGTTCACAAAAGACAGCCCAAATAGTCGGATTAAAATCTACGGCAACAACGTCTACTGACATTTGGTCTCCTTTGTACAGACATTTAGCGCTCTAAGAAGGAAAATAGTAACATGATTCCTAACAGTGACGGACGTAGCGTAGCGGCGCAATTGAAGGAAAGCTCACGCCCAAGCTACACAAAAGAAGAAACACGCCTGTTAGCTAGTAACCCAAAAGGCGCCGAAGACTTCATCCATTCCACAAACAATTACGGTGGAGCCTCAATTAACTTGACCAGCGGAAATGTTATTCAACCTGGTGAAAAAGTATTTTTAGTAGGAAAAGAGCCATCTAAGCTCAGTGGTCACCCAGTTGACACAGCGTTTGAAAGTACAGGAACTAAATCTCCAAGTTTAAGTGCACAGCAGTTTGCGTCTCATTTCTTGCGTTTGCAAGGACATGCAACTGACTCTAAAGCAGTAATGGGTAGTTGGGTTGACTCTAAGGCAAAAGAAAAAGGCGTTCAAATTGATTTGTCTACAGGGCATAAGTATAAAAAAACTGCAGAACGCAAAATGATTTCTCGCAACGAAGATGCTGTTTGGAATATGCACAATATGCGCAATATCCGTAACGAAGCAGCACGTAAGCGTCACGGTATTACCGAGCCACGTCCACCAAAGGTTAACTAATGCCAGGTGGAACAAATAACTTTTCACCATCACAGAACTGGCAGTCCCTTGGGGCTGACGGTGTGTATGGTTACAACAACCAAGGTGGTTCAGGAACTTCTGTAGCAAGAGATTCAATGGATGCGTCACGCATTGGCGTGGGACGTGTTCCATCTGCCGAGTATCCCGATGGATACCTTGGCACTATCCGCTCACGTCGTGATGACCGTTTGTTGGATAGTATCAAGTCTCGCGTCAACCAGAAAGCCTATCAACGTGGCGTGCACAAAGGTGAGCGCATTGAGCCATCTATGTATTTCTGGCCTGATGGAATCAATCCTATGTCTGGTATTGAACGTCAGATGAAAGCTGCTTACGTAAATGTAAATGGTGTTAATGTCTATCAAGCATTGCGTAATACACCTCAAGTAGCGTTACTTCCAGCACCTCACCTTGTTAACGACGGTAAAGCAAACACTGTTGCCACATCACCTGCAGAGATTAATGAGCGTCGTCAAGCAATGCTTGCATACTTGAAACCAGCGTGGCGATAATGACGCAAAAGTTTGACGGTAATTACGACTACACAAAGCCATGGCGTGCACCGATACAGCCTGACCAAGTAGCAAAGCGTTGGCAGTACAACGGTCCTTTTACATCTAATATGGAACGACTAACAACTCAAGCACTAATGATTATGAACGTTCCTGGTAAAGATATTCAAGCAATGGTTCGTCCACCTCTTCCACAAATTCGGTTATTCCCTGACCGTTTTGGTTATGGGTTCCGTGGACAACCAGGAATTGATGATGTTGTAACTATAGACAGAGTTTACGCAGAGCCACGTGTATCCTGGTTCTCAGGTGGTCCAGCAGGTTTCCAAGCTGCATCTCGTAATGAATTAGGGGGTATCTAATGGGTAATAGCAACGCATCCAATTGGGCAAAACGATGGGCAAAAGGTCCTGTAGACCGTAGTGGTCGTCCAGCATCAAGCGAGCCTTTGTATTCCGCGTTTTCAACAGGTCATGGGATTAACCGCAGCACACCAAAAGGTAAGTTAGATTACCCAAAGGAAATGACATCTTGGCATAAGCCAGAGGAGAAGTAATCATGGACGATGGCGATGGCTCATTCATGATGGAAATTCAAGCACGTCAAATTGCTGAGAATGCAACCCGTTACAAGGGTTCACACCCATGCTCAACGTGTGGAATTATTATGAATCCAGTACAGGTTTTACACAGCAAGGGTATGTGTGCATCTTGCTACTCTCAAAAGATGTCTGACCGTGTAAAGCGGAAGATGGTTTAAGCATGGCTAAAAAGAAAAAAGCAGCAGCAAAAGAGGTTGAAAGAGTCGGAATGACTCCTGAACGTGAAGCCGAGATTGCTAAAGAAACTGAAGGAGCGTTAGCTTCTGCTCGTAAGTCTGAGGAAGACCGTGTAGCACGAGTCGGCGCAGCAGGCGTAAAGGGCACAACAGAACGTACAGCGGTTGAAGTTGACGCCAATCCTGGAGTAAAGTTTAAGAAAAAAATTACTCGTGACACAAAAACTGGTCGTGCAAAAGTAGCAGACGTTGACGTTCGCGTTTCAGGAGAAGAAGACCAGGGTCCATCTGCTGCTCCTAAGATTCAACTTCCAGGACCTGTAATTAGCACTGGAAGAAAATTAGCACGCCAAGGTATAAGAGCACCAAAGCGTGGAGAACTTGCTCGTGGTGTAACAATTGTTGAACCAAAACCAAAAAGAGCAAAGAAGGTTGCGCCAAAACCTTTAGTAGAACGTGATGCAACTACAGGGCGTGCAAAAAAGAAATCTCCTCCAACACCTCCAACACCAAGT